CTAGGTTTTGATTTTGCTAAAATTCCTTGTTTAGCCATTTATTAGAATCCAGAATAAAAGAATTGTTGTTGTCTGGTTAAACCAGTTAAGTTGTTAGCACCGATACCTGCACCGAATGTAACATCATCAAGTGTAACGTTTTCTGTAGATAACAGAGTAGCGTTAGCATCAGGGAATTTAATAACACGAGGACCTGTGATACCCTCTGCTGATAAACTTATCTGACCTGCTGTATTACCTGGAAATTTAATCGCAGGTGAAACAAGAGATTTGTTTGTAAGATCCTGCGTAGCAAGTTCAGATACCAGAGTGTTATTAGCACCTGAGTTATTTAGTAAATTGGTAGGAGGAAACTGGAAAGTTTCGTTAGAAATTGTGTTTTGGTTTGCAATACTAAATGTAATTTTTTTTGTCTGGTCTGAAGGATCTGCCAATATAGCAGTCAACAGTGTTTTACCAGATAAAATTTGTGTTGCTGTAGTACCAACCAATGTGATATTTTGGTCAGGAACTGTAATAGTTCTATTTGCAGTTAGAGAAGTAGTATTGAACTGTGCCCAACTGGTTCCAACTTCAGCGTCTTTTGCTAACTTTAGATTGACGAGAGTTTTATTCAAAGATGTCTGTTCTGCTTTTGTATCTAACAATGTAGATGCAGTTGCAGTTGGTTCAGCAGTTGTAGTCACTGTACCTGCATCAGGTAAGAAGTATGAACGTCTTGTACCTGAAGTTATCGCCCAGTTAAGTTGAAATATTGCCTCATCAGTATTATCCGTGATAACAAGATTATCCTCATCAATAAGGATAGTTTTATTAGTTAGTGTCTGTTGTGTATCAGCACCCACTAAAGTTGTACCATTACCAGATGTAATAGCAGGTAATGTCATGATTCTAGTATTAGTACCAGTACCAACATTACTTACTTCAAATCTTGCTTTAGGTCCTTGTGCATCTTCCAATACGAAAGATCCATCACTTATAAGGAACTGACCTGTAACTTTTACAGCACCAGTACCCTTAGGTGCAAAAACAATATCAGTATTATTAGCAACGTCATCTACAGCAGTGACATATAATGATGTGCTACTTGCAGTGTTTACAATACGAGTCATGTATAAACCACCATCACCAAATGCAATACCTACTTGATCATAGGCATTTTGGTATAGTCCACTGTCTCTGTCTAAATCAAAGGCTAGACCAGGTGCATCTTTTGTACCTTGTGCAAGACCTTTAAATAACTGATTTACTTTTGCTTTTCTGTTAGGAATCAATGGATCAGATACCACAACAGGGAGAATCGCTTCTCCCGACAAGTTAGCATCTGAAATTGTTTCTAACTGTGATATCTTTTTAGTTGCCACGAATAATCACACCTTTTGTTACAAGAATTATTTATAAGACATCATCGCCTTTGTTCTGGAGAAGTAGGTTGTATAACTTACTTGCTTTATCCAATTCCATACTATAATATTTTATTCTGTCTTCTACTCCTGAGAGTATGAGTTCATACTCTATTTCTGCTGTCTGTACCCTACTAGGGATTTGAATTACATTAGACATCTTTCCTCCGTAGTTTTGAAATGAACAGTTTTAATCGCTTTTTAGCTTGACGGAGTTTCTGAGGTTTAAGATGCCTCTTTTGTTCTTTCTTCGAGTGGTGTTGCCAGTTGGGAACTTTCATCGTTCAAAAACTTGTTGCGGAACTCTTCAACCTGATCAATCACTTCTTTATCTACAGGAGGACCTGATTGGATTACTGGTGATAGTAAGGCAACAGAACCATCTGGACTTTTAATTTTCCAAACAGTTCTGTTTCTTTCTGTTAAAGACAACAAAAAAGGCAAATTTGCTATTGCCTCTTCTGCTGTAATCTCTTGAATGTCTGTCATGCTGTTGCGAAACAATAGGTAACCGTATCAGAGTCTAGATCAGGGTCATCATTGATGCTGTTAACAGATTCAGCAAAACCTTCAGCACCTTCATCGTCCATTTTGAATTGAACTGTTTGTTCATATCCCTCTTCATCCACTAATTTAATGGAACGTTTTGAGAAATTGATAAAAATGTGTGCCAAATAAGGTTTAAGATCCTTGTCCATAGTAAATCTTTTAATTACCTTCAGTATAATGTATTTAGACAAGTAAGTCAAGCTATACTAGACACTTGATAGAGTGGCACTCCCTCTCTTGATCGTGTATGAATCTGGTATGATCTGCTTGTATGATGCCTTGGTATTAGTAAGAGAAACATAGTAATCAGATGCCTTAGTTGGTTTCATCATAATCTCTACACCACCATTTACTACTGTTCTCTTACCAACAAGTTGTTTATTGCTTGTTGGTTTCTCTGTATTGATTAGTTCTAATATGTGTGGAGTGACTATTTGAACTGAACTCTCTGCGTTAAAGGTCAATTCTAAACCACTATTTGATTGCTGTTGATATGAGTTTTCATATTGTATTCCAGTTATCTTAGATACAGTAGAATCTAATCTAAACTCAGCACTATGCATTTCTAACGCTGCACCTACAATATTCATGTCAACATCAGATCCAAATTTAATTGCATGTTTTTGAGTTGTACTTGTAGTTGAATCATATCCCTCTGCACTCAGGAAAAATCCTCCTCCTACTTCTAAATGACAATTACCAGTAATTTTTAAATGATAATCACCGTCAATAGTTCTTGCGTAAGAACCATTTACTAATTTACAATCATCACCATGAACTTCTTGTGTCAATACACCTGCCCATGATATATGATCTGCTACTGTTGATCCAATATCACCTTTATTATTTGTCTGTGATAATCTATATGACTCAACTGCTGCAGAAATTTCTGCTTCAGTAGCATCAGGATTGTCTTTTCTATATTGATCTCTTGCTTTTTTCTCTGCGTAATGTGAGTTGTTGTACAATAAAGATGTATGAGTTGTACCATTTACTTTCTTTTGTACTTCACCCTGACGACCAGGTGTTCCAAGATATAATTCATATGAACCATTAATATGATTCTTTGCAGAAGTTAGGTATGGATCTGCGTCATCATATATGTCACTGAATATAGTTTCTGTCTTTGCTTTGTCTGTAATACCAATTAAAGGATACCATCCTAATGATTTACTGGTATTAATAGGTCTATTGGATACTTTACTATCAAAGTCATTAATTAGCTGTATGATGCTTGTAATATTAACAACATCATATCTAACTGCATCCTGTAAATGAAATATACCAGTTGACTCCTCCCATGCAGTAATTATAGTAGTTGCTTCTCCTACACCATTTACTGTTGTAGTAATAGATTTAGTTAAATCGCCAATATCTTTGATTATCTTAGCAACGTCTGTAATTATATTAGATGTAATAGTATCTACAGTATTAACAACAAATGTAGATTTATCTACACAATTAGCAAGATATTTGTCAAGAACATCTGTGACTGTCTTCAATGGTGTAGCAGTATATGTTGCTATAGAAGCATCTAAAGAAACTGCTGACGTTAATACCTTTGTAATTGCTGTTTGAACTGAAGTTATTATATTATATGGAACTCCTGTAGATAACAAGAGCATGTTTGCAAGTTTGAGATCCTCTGCTAGATTAATTAGTGCTTGACGCATAGCAGATATTACTTGAGCAAATAAAGAACCCAAGTAATTATTAATATTAACTGTCAACTCTGCCTTAGTAATCAACTTACCACTCACTAAATCAAGATACTCACCACCCTCTGCCTTTACTAGATGAGTAGCAGTATTAGAAAGATCTTCTATGAGATATGATAACTTATATTCTAATGTTTTCCAAGGTCCTCCAACACCATTTGCTGCAGGTATTGGTTGTGTAGGGTCTAATGGTTTAATTGGATTAGCATAACTACCATTTATACTTTTAAAGGATCCTATATTTTTTGGAGATCCACTACCACCGATTACAGTTGTAGTTGAACCAGGTATTCCTACTGTATTATTTGTGCTCTGTCTTAATGGTGCTAATGGATTTGCTGTATTTTTATCGCCAGGATGTATAGCAGAACTATTGGGTGCTACACCTACTGGTATTTCTTGATCTGTAAAAGCAAAGTCTCTTGTTTTTTTAGTTGCATCTGATTTATTAACTCTCATCACACCTATAACTATAGGCATTTGTGCATGTTCTCCATCCATGAAGAATCCCATAACAATAGCACCAGGTTGAAGTTGACCAGAAGATTCTCCTTGTCCGTCATTTCCTGCTTGTGATGTGTGTTGTAATACTGTTGCCCAAGGAAGTGCAGTAGAAGGTAAGTCTGCTACTGTTCCTCCTTGAAAGTTTGTATAAAATCCAAGAATACGAACCTTTACCCTACCAAGTTCCATAGGGTCTTCGTTATCTTCAACTTCACCTACCCACCAGAAAAAACCGTCTTTACCGACAAAGTTTACTTCTCTTTCGTTAAATATACCATCAATGGTCGATGCCATTTATTTACACAGTCTTTTTATTATTTATCCCTGTAGTAGACTTCCTGTTCTCCAAGGTCTTTTTAGTTCATTCTTATTTTTTTCGGTATGCATACGAATTAACACCTCTTTTGTAAGAGTTATTCTCTCTGAATAAAATTTAATTGGTTGCTTACCGTGCAAATTGTCTCCACTCATGTTGTTTTGTATTTGTCGATACTATTTTATCACGAAACCCTAACATTTTACCAGTATCTTAAGAATCTCTTTTGATTTTCTTAATAATATTTCGGGTATGTTGGTACTTGTCTTTCCAAAGGCATTGTCAATACTTCTACTAATAAGTTTATATCTGCAGAAATAGCATCATGTGTATCTGCCATTCTACGATAGCCACTGCCAACATATATTTGACCTATGAATACCGATAAAGTTGCTGTCCCCCAGAACCAGTAGTAAAATTTACTTTTTACCTGTGCTCTTAATTTTTCTTTAATTTCCATAACGTTGAAGGATTAGGAGTAGGATCTGTCACTGGTGCTGTACAAGCATTAATGCCGAAGGAAATGAAACAAATTAGGAGAACCCCAAACGACATTTCCCTTATCGTCAAACCCTTGATCCTTTGAAGTAAGTTTGTCACCATACAAATGTATTTCTGAAACAATACGATTGCCTCGTTGACCGAGACATTTCGTACTGTCAAGTTTACCATGCCACGATTCATCGTGAAACATAAACATCATATCACATTCTTCATGTCTTGTCAAGTCAAGGCGATAATTCTCCATAATACCAGTCGTGGAGGACGTTTGTACCCATTTATGTCTTTTATGTCTATATGGATTATGCTCTTGAGATCTATAAAAGTTTTTTGAAATAAAAAAATCCCCTTCTTTTTCCCATATTATTTCACATTGAGAAAAACAATGGGGATTACTTTGTGCTTGTTGTCTGTTGTGCCAATGACCTAAAAGATAGTCATCAATCGTCATAGATTAAACACTCTGGTTCATCAGGATGTAAATCACAGAAGATTTCTAGTGCATTAGGATCATGATGATCTCCTGCTTTAATCTCTTCTTTATGATGCTCTGCATACTCTTCAAGTTCATGAAGTTCTGCTTTTGCATGTCTGCGTGCTGCAGGTGATGACAT